CTGTAATTAATAGTGAGGAAGATACAATTGACCCAAAAGACTAACGGCTGAGTTAAAAAAAGATAATTTTATGATGTTGCAGTTTGGTGTAGCTAAAGAATTAGGAAAGAGTTTAGCAGAGGTAAGAAATATGACGATAGATGAAATAATTGGTTGGAGTTGTTATTTTCAAATAATTAACGAAGAACAAGAAAAGGCATTTGAAAAAGCAAAACGTAGGAGATAAGCTAAAATAAAGTAACCTTTTGTTTTTAAAATTGTGGCTAAAGCCGATATTCAGTTAGCTGTAAAAGGTCTTAGAGAATTAAGAAGTTTAAATATTCACTTAGATAGAAATTCAGCAGCAATAGATAGAAGTAATGACAAGCTTTTAAAATATGCTAAATCAGTAACGTCACATTTTGTACCATCAGTCAATAATTTTAGTGCTGCTCTTAGAAAAGCTAATGCCAACTTAAATTCAGTTTCTTTAAATTCAGATCAAGCTACAAAAGCTGCTCAAAATTTAGTTCGTGCTGAAAATGATGTAAATGATGTTTTACAACAAAGAGCAGCATTAGTTGAAAAAGCAAGAGGTAAAACTCCAGGTTTAGGAAATGAATTTACCACAAGTTCTTCTCCCTTTAAATCTTCAAGAGATTTTTTAGGTCGTACAGCAGAAGAACAAAATGCAATATTTGATGAAAGAGCAAAAAAAATAACAGAGATGAATGAAAAAAATAAAGAAGAATTTGCTTTAGTAAAAAAAGCATTAGCTCCAAAAGTAAAAGGAACGAAAATACAACAAGAACAAAATAAACAAATTAATGAAACTCTTAATTTACGAGCAAAAGAATTTATGGAAATAAAAAAGACTATAAGAGCACAAGATCGAAGATTAAAAATAGAAAAAAAATTAGGAATGGGCCAAGAAGGTCGTTTTGGTTTAAACCGAATGGCTCATAATTTAAGAGGTAGAGGTCGAAGTGCTATGCAAGCCAGAGAGAATGCTACTTCAAACGCATTAATTGGTGGAGCTTTCCCTTTGTTATTTGGTCAGGGTGCTGGTGCATCTGCTGGTGGTGCTTTAGGAGGTTTTGCTGGCGGTTTATTAGGTGGACAATTTGGATTTGCATTATCCCTTGTAGGCACTCAAATAGGTTCTGCTATTGATAGTTTAATTAATGGTGCTGCTGAATTAGGAAAGTCTTTAGGGCCATTTACCCAAGACACGCAAGCGGTAACAGATGCTCTTGGATTACAAGGTTCTGTTCAAGAAGCACAAATAAATAAAATTGAAGAACTTAAAGGTAAAACAGCAGCTTTTATTGCTGCACAAAAAATTATGTCAGCAGAAATTGGACAACGTGGTGTTGATGCTTTAAAGAAATTTGGGGAAAGTTCAAGAATTTTAGGAAGTCAATTTGCTTTAGCTTTAACAAAATTACAAGCATTTACGGCTGGTTTATTTAACTTTATAAATACAATTACAGGAATAAATAAAGTATTAGAACAAGCTGATGCAAATAGAGTTGTAAAAGCTGAAGCAGCTTTAGGTGATACAGAAGCTCAAGATTTACAAAATAGACAAGATGCTATAAATGAAAAAACAAGAGGAGTAAATGCTTTTATAAATCCTTTATCTCCTACAGAAAGTATTGAATTAAGTTTAAAACAAAAAGAATTGGATATAGAAAAAAAATTGTTTGCTATTAGAAAACAAGTTAGTGTTGAAACAGATAAAATTACATCTAAGTCTGATGATTTATTACTTAAAAAACAACAAGAATTTGAGTTAAATGAAAGGACTGCTGAAATAATGAAAGGAGGTGTTAATAAAGAACTTGCTAAATCTTTAGCTCAAGTTGAGTTGCAATTTGAAAAAGAAGAAGAACTTTTACAACAAAAATTAAAACAAACACAAGCAGAATTTGATAAATTAGCAAATGAAAAGGCTTCTGATGAAGTTTTAGAAAAAGTTTTAGAAAAAGAAATACAGATAGAAGCAGAAATTGATAAGCATAATGAAGGAAAAAAAGAAACTTTAAATTTAACCGAAAAACTTTTTACTGAAACAGATAAAGTAGCAGAAGCTTTTAAATCAGTTGGTGAAACTATTCAAAACGATATAAAAGAAGGCATAAAAGGGTTGATTAAAGGTACATCTACCTTGTCTGATCTTTTAAATAATGTCGCTGATAGATTTTTAGATGTAGCACTTAATCAAGCATTGTTTGGTTCAATATTAGGTTCTAAAGGCGAGAAAGGAGGAGGTATCTTTGGTGCTTTAGGTTTATTTGCAGATGGTGGTAGACCCCCTGTTAACAGACCTTCAATAGTAGGAGAAAAAGGTCCAGAATTATTCGTTCCAAGATCATCGGGTAACATAATCCCAAATAACAAACTTGGAGGTGGCAATACCAACAATGTTGTTGTTAATGTGGACGCATCAGGTTCAGATGTTCAAGGAGATGAAGCAGCAGCTAAAGAGATTGGTACGTTAATCTCTGTTGCGGTGCAAGGAGAACTGCTGAAACAACAAAGACCTGGAGGTTTACTTTCAAGATAATGGCTACTTTTCCTAGTTACAATCCACAATATTCTGCTACAAAACGCAGTGCTCCGATACAACGTATAACTCAATTCGGAGATGGCTACCAGCAAAGAACAACCTTTGGTTTAAATCAAGATCCAAAAGTTTGGAACTTAACTTTTAATGTAAAAGATTCTGATGCTGATGTTATAGAAACATTTTTAGAAAATGAAGCTAAAAACGGTACTTCCTTTGATTGGTCACCACCTGATGAAACTACAAGCTATAAATGGATATGCAGAAGTTTTAGTAGAGAAATGTTTGATATAGATAGAAATAGAGTTACAGCAAGTTTTGAACAAGTATTTGAACCATAATGGCAATACCAGTTTCAGTATTACAGTCAACAAGCCCTGGATCTGTTATTGAATTATTTTCTATTCAATTAAATA